CAAGGACGTGGTGTGCAGTGTACAGTAACTGCGCTGTTTCCAGGATCATCTTCACGACGTGTTTGTCGCAGTGAAGGCGAGCCGCGAGGTGCGGGCACCGAGAGAGAACGAAGATATTCATTGGGGGCACGATCCTCCTGGGAGTCCCGAACCAATCCGTTTTCAGAGGCGATAGAGCGCCGACAACATGCAGAAGGCGAGGGGGAACGGAGTCTCGGTGTGACACAGCATCGCCATCAGGGCATAGGAGCACTGAAGGGCGACCTGATCGGGAGACATCGACCACGCGGTCATGAGGCATCGATGAATCAAGGCTGATGCGTGGAGGTTCCCGGGAAGGGTGGCGGCGACATCGTCTCGCAAAAACCGAAACATGCGAACATAGTCGTGTGTCCCGAGCTGGAGAAACGGCTGGACGGGCAGAGACCCAAATCCACAATCGGAAATCGCCTGGCTGATGATCGTCCACCGTACCGTCAGTCGTTCGTCAACGTCTCGCGGATCCAACGGGGTGAGCTCTCGATGCCGACGTCGATACGACCACAGTTTCCGCAACCGAGTTCGTGTCTCCGTTGACAGAGGAACCTTGGTATACGGATTTGCAGGTTCAGTCGAGCGTTGCGCCCATTTCCAGAGCGTGCCAAAATCAAACCACCAGATCTTCCCGTTCTCCTCGAAGGCGAAATAGTCCAGCGGGTACTGACGATCCGATGTCTCGCAGGTTACCAAGTCCTCGTCATTCGAGAGTCCGGATCGACGGAGAACGCCTGGTCCTCCCAATCGAAGCCGCCGGCGAACCAAGAGGCCTCGAACCCACGCCTGAATCCGAACTGCAGACCCCACCTTATGTTGATTCACACTTGTCCAGAGCGTGACCACTTTCGATCTTGCGTGTACTCCGCAGAGGGTGTGTCCGGTGAGGGCTTTCAAGCGACATTGCTCGACAGACCCCTTCTTCCGCACCGACGCACATGCCATTGTCTCCTCTGTGGAATTCAAACCGTCGCCCTGAAAACGGATCGGGGGTTTTCGACGGGAAGACATGTATACTCAAACACAATGTCTACCACTGCAATCATCTCTGCGTCCACTCTTGATGCCTCCAAGGTCTCCTTCGGCGATATCCGCATGAACAAGGCGGGTGGCAAGACTGTTCCGATCAAGTACAATGGACAGAGCCTTCAGATCCGCATCCCCAAGTCGATGTATCCCATGGGCATCAACATCCGCGAGACGGAGAATGGCAACACCTACCAGATGGCGCTGACCCTCAAGGGCTGCGACACCTATGCGAAGGAGCGTGCTGACGCCAGCGCTGGCGAGTTCGGCGTCCTCTACAACTTCCTCCTCGACATGCAGGAGAAGCTCCTCGACGTCGGCACGGCGAACAGTGCCAAGTGGTTCGGCAAGTCTCGCACCCGCGAGGTTCTGACTGACATCATGAAGCAGTTCCTCAGCCCCAGCGTCGAGCGTGTCAACGGCGAGTGGGTTCCGAGCGGCAAGTACCCGCCCAGCTTCCGCATGAAGGTTCCTGTCTACGACGGCGTCGTCAGCATGGATGTCGCTGACAGCACGGGCAAGCCGATCGCGGTCGATCTCGAGAACATCTCCCAGGTCTTCCCCAAGCGAGTTGAGGCCTCCATCGTCGTCACGCCGAGTGTCTATGTCTCAGGACAGGGCTTCGGTGTCACCTGGCGCATCACGCACGCTCGGGTTGCTCCTCCCCAGCGTCTGACGGCGGCTCAGGTGTTCGCGGACGAGATTGAGGAGGAGACGAATGCTCCGGCTGCGGTTCCGCTTGACGAGGAGGAGGCTCCGGTTGAGGCACCTGCTCCGGCTCCTGCTCCGGCTCCCGCACCGGCTCCTGAGCCTGCGAAGCCTGCTGCGAATCGTCGCCGCGCCGTAGCCGCAGCCGTGTAAAGATCTCAGAGTCGGGGGGCGGAATATGAAGGATGAAGTCGGAATCAACAAACAACACCTTTTCCAATTGGGGCAGATCCAGAGGTGCCTCGACGTTCGTGCAGAAGGGAGACTTCCTGAGCGACCGTTTTCCGCAGTTGATACACGTGTACACCGTCGGGCGCTGGATGATCATCTCGGGCGTCAGAATCCGAAGGGGTCCATGGAGGCACTGCTCAAGGAAGCTCTCGATGGTCGTCCATCCCTCATTCAGGAACCGCTCAAACGGAGCCTTGGGCAAGCGGCTCCAGAGATCTCCATCGGTTGTCCAGCCGTCTTCCTGCAGCAGAGTTCCGAACTCGTCCTCCTGAAACCAGAGGAGCCGAACGTCTCCCGGATTGTCGCGCGCATGCTCTGAGCATCCGACACGCTGGAGATCCTGATCATAGAGCCAATACACATTCGCATGGGTATACCGCGGGTCGCGTCCTCCGCGATAGACCTCCCGCCCGTCCATGACCCAGAGATCCGAGACGACATCAATATCGGTCTCCGTAATATCAGGGGAGATGTCCGTGTACACAAACTCGGGGGCGAGGATGGAATACATTACTCTTGCTAGTCAAACTTTACCGACAGCGTGAACGCTGACAGGCAAATCGCTTTGGTGGCAGACCGAGAGAGCTCGTGACGCTTGCGGCGGTCTCCCTCCTTCGGCTGGAGAGTCGTCGAGCAAGAATCCATGTCGGACTGGACCGCATCGTAGTGTGTCTCGAGATACTCCAAGACCTCATCTTCGAGCACCCAGTGAAAAAAGTTCAGCTGTCCGACGGTGGTGTTGAGTCCGAGGAACGTGATCTTCTTCCAGCGACAGAACGGATCGAACATCTTTTTTGAGTACGCCCGCAGGTTGGCCTTGTACCGCAGATAGATGTTGACGTCGCGACCCTCGGAGGTCAGGTAGGCAATGTTGTGCTTCTTCGCGTAATTGGTCACAAGCCAGTCGAGAAGGCGCAGGCTGATCTTGGACTCGCCGGTGAGAATCGGCTGGATCCGAGACAGACGTCCGGCATCCGAATAGAAGGTGGACAGGCGCCGCAGAACCATGTCTTCTTTCGAGGTGATCGTCTCCATGTGTGAGTTCGGGGCTTTCATAGAAAATGGCTTCGTGTGTATAATGAGCGAGCCAAAACTTCCGGAGGACTTCTGGACTGTGGAGATCTCCGTTGATCCTCTCGCGAGGGTTCCTGAGGTTGGAGCCGACCTTGCACTGATTGAACCCCACGAGTCTGAGCTCGAGTCGATCGTTCAGCAGATGTGGTCGGACATGACAACCGAGACCAAACTCCTCGATGGCGTTGAGATTCCCGAGCAGGAGGAGATTGTCATCCCTCGGATCACCGAGGAGGAGTTCCAGGCGCTCCTCCACCCTCCGGAAAACGAACCTTCGCAGACTGAACCTTCCCAAGAGTAATGGAGGATGTTCTCTCTCAATGGCTCCTTGAAAATCGTCCCTGTACTCATCTCGGGACTCGTGTCCGCCAGTTCCTACTCTATTGCCGTACTCTACAACCCGGACTCTCCTACTCCGCACTCAAACGTCATGTTACCCCCATCGTTGACTCCCTCATGCTCGGAGACGTCGGGCGCCTCTGGCTCCGCGATCGCGCCTTTGAACGTGTTCTCCGTCTTTACGGGCAGAATGATCAGCGAACCACACAATGGCACGCGAAGCGAGGCGAAATGATTACAGCGTCGGAAGTCTACAAGGTCTTCGGATCGACCGAAGGACGCAAAGAAGTCATGCTCCGAAAGCTCGAGCCTCCGTCGACAGGAGACGCAGGCGTGTCCAACCCCATTCCCGCCCTCCTCTGGGGGACTCGGTTTGAGCCTGTCGCAAAGAAACTCTACGAAGAGACCACGCGCTGTACCATCCTCGATGTGTCCTGCGCCCAGCATCCGCGCTACTCCTTCCTCGGAGCCTCGCCGGATGGACTCATCATTCCGCTGGATGATGATCCTCGACGCTATGGACGCCTGGTCGAGTTCAAGTGCCCGATGAGTCGCGTGGAGAAGCCGGAGATCCCGATTGGCTACGTCCACCAGATGCAGATGCAAATGGAGTGTACGGGGATTGATGAGTGCGAATATGTTGAGTTCCGCTTCAAGCAGGTGAACTACACGGAGTGGTCAAAGTCCGACAAGCGCAAGGGAGTCTTCGCTGTCTACGA